CGCACCGAGGTCTGGTCCTGTAGCAAGTCAGTTGCCCGACGGATGATGGATTGTGCTGAGATGGACATGATGGTTCCTTAGACGAATGACACTGGTTGCACACGGCTGGCCGAAACCAGCTGTCCCTTGCGTGCCTGGATGAAGGCAGCGTTGGTCCCGCTGCGGTACTTCTGGGCGTAAGTCGGCGCGTACTTGGCGTCGCCAAACAACTGGCCAGGTATCAGCAACAACCGCTCAATGGCCCCGGCCGCGATCACCTCCACCCAGTCGTTGAACAACACGTCGTCAACGGACGTAGCGGTTCGGGATGGGGCGAACGACGCACGCACCGTCAACTTGTTGGTCGCCATCGCGTCCGGCACCGGATACAGGCTCACCGCCTGCGACCCAGGTGTTTTGATGAAGTACGCCCTTGGGGTGCCGCTGGCTGGCACGTCTTCACCCAGGGTTTCGCCGGTCAGCGCTGTGGCGTAACGAATGGCGTCAAGCGGCAATGGTGAAAGCGGCGCAGCGCCATAGAACGCGTTCAGAACACACGACAAGGTCATCTGCGACGGGGTATCGACGTCGTAGTCCTGTGTGCCCGCAAACAAATCCTGCGTGGCAGTGGTTTGGATGGCATTGGTGTTCGAGCAGAACTCGATGCAGACAGAGCGAATCTCTTGCTCTGCCAGTGAATTGGGGCAAGTGACCACGTGCGGCAGCACGTAGGGAAGAAACTTCTCAAGTGGGGTCACTTTTTGCTCTCCTTGGAACTACGCCCAGATTTCTCCAGGCGTAGTATGTTTACCTGTAAGCAGATAAATCAAGCCACAATCGCCAGAGCCAGAGCTTCCGGCTTGGTGACCTTGTGGCCAAAGATTTGCAGGCCGCGAACCAGATCACCGAAATCGGTGGGGTTGCGCAGTTGCTCAGTCTTGGTCATCTGGCTGGCGAAGCTGATGGCTGACTTGTGGCCAGCAATCAAGGCGCGACGTTTCAGGTCGGTGCCAGTGGACGTCACGGTGCTCTCAGAGCCGTCACCAGAGTACCAGGGGGTTGCGGTACCGGCAGCAGCGTAAGGAAGCTGGTTCGACAGGTAGATCGTGAAACGATCAATGGTGCCGATGCGGCCGTTGCGGATCGGGGAAGAACCGTCACCAGTGATCTGCACTTGCTTCAGGTCAGAGTTGAACAGACGCATGCGGGTAGCCGGGTCGATCACCAGCCAACGGTCCGAGTCCGGCACGTTCTGCTCGTCCAGCACCGTCGCCATACCGAGGATCGTGTCCAGGATGGTGTTGGTGGTGGCAGCCAGCGAAACAGGCGCGGTATCGGTGCCGAGGTTGATAGCACCAGAGCGCACACCGGCAGCGGCACCACGGTTTGCGGCCGCGCCACCGTTGAAGGTGCGGTAGATGCAAGTCGAGTCGATCACAGTACGCATCTGTTCAGCAGCGTCGTTGCTGAACATGTTCATCAGGTCGGGTTTGGCCTGATATTCCAGCACGTCGGAGATGTTGAAACCGAAGTACTTGGCGCGGTCAACCACCATCTCGATGGTGTTCGGCGTCGGCGTCTGGTAGCTCAAAGTGTTACCGACAACGTAGTCGTTGATGGTCAACGACGGAATGTTGTTGATGATCACCTTGTCACCGATGTTGCTGATGTCACCTTCCCAGTTGCGGTTGCAGATGTCTGCAAACACAGAGGCGGCATAGAACTTGACGTTCAGCTTGCTCGACCAGATCGTCGGAATGAACGTGCCGGAGTACGACGGGTTGGTGTCGTACGGAGATTGCACCGGTAATACGGCTGCAGGGGTAATGGTTGACATGATATCAGTCCTTCACAGGTGCCTACGTGTTAGCGAATACGCCCTTCACGCGCGGCTTGGTTGATTTCAGCATCAATACGGTTGGCCTCTGCCTCGCGCCCAACGTAGCGTCCTTTCGCCACCTCGTTGTAGAACTTCTCCACAAACTTCGACGACAAAATAGGTGCTGCCACTGGGCCAGTCTGAGGCGGCGTAGCCGCGCCGCTTGGTGCCACTTGGTTAGCCAAAGAATCCTGGGGCTTGGCTGGAAATGCGGCTTTGAAAGCGTTGAACACGTTGGCTACACGCTGGGCATCCAGAGCTTCACGAGCCTGGTTAAGCGCTGCCTGGCGGTTCGACCCGTAAATGGGATCAACCTCGGCAAGCCACTTCAACCAGCGCGGGTCTACATTGATCGTTTGCCAGTCAGAGACCAGATTCGTCAACGTGACTATGAATTGCTGCTCCAGAGACTCCTCGGTGCGGGTTGTCACACCGGTCAGCTCCTGTTCAATCGCTACAAGTCGCGCATCCAGCGCTGTAACCTGACCACCAAACTGCTCGGCCATGCTCTGGAACACCTGTTCCGCATAGCGTTGCACCATCTCGATCATGTCAGCGCCAAAATTCTCAATATCTTTCGGGTCTACGACCTGGCGTTCCTTGGCCTCGTCCTTTTTCCGAGTCTGCGTCAGCGCGTCAAGCTGCTTCTGCATGTTGGCCATCTGGCTCTCGTACGTACGCGTCTGTGCTTGGAGTTCTCCGGTCTTCTGGGCAAACATGCCTTGAAGAGACTTGAATCTCTGCTGCCAGGTCGCACTGTTCGGATCGTCGGCTTGTGAAACCGGTTCTGGGGTCGGAGTCACCGCTGGTTGCGGGGTAGTGGCTGGGGCCAGTTGGCTTGGGTCGGTCAACACGTTTGCAACCTGCTGGTTGTTTTGTGTGATCGCTGCTTCTGCCGCTGCTGCCTCATCAGCTTGCCGCTGGATTGCTGCTGGAAGTTCCATTTCGTCGTTTCCTTTTCCTTGCCGCCTTCTCAGGTTGGGCGTGGTGGTGGGTGGACGCTAATGTACTCACTTACGTGTAAGCATATTAGCGCGTTTTTTCTACTAACGCAAGGTTTTTCCTCTCGCCAGCAGCTTTGTCATCTTTTCGATGAGCAAAGAAGCGCCCTGTGCCCGGTGGATGGCCACGGGATCGAGGGACTGAATCAGATACTTCACGTTTTCCGCCTGCTGTTCTGCCAACCACGCTTCAAAGCGCTGGTCCGCCGCCAGGCGTGCAAACAGCTCGATCTCTTGTTGCGGAGTCATGCTGCTTGAAAGTTGTCAGCGACCGGCGCGCCGTTGACCAGGCGTTGCCCGCTGCCGGGTGGTTTTGGTTGCGACGGCATGCCTTTTGGCGCGCCACCGGCCGACGGCCGCGCCCCGGTTTCGGCGGCGTTCTGCTGCTGCATCAGCTCGGCTTCCTGCTGGGCGGCTTGCTGCGCCGCCGCTATGGCTTGCTTTTCCTTGAGCACGATCATCGGTGGCACCACCTTGTCGGTGTTCATGTCCAGGCTCTTGGCAGCCTCGCGCAGCACCTCGCCGCGCCCGTCCAGGCCGATGATCTGCATGTCGATGGGGTTGGCCGTGGCGGCCAGGAACTCGTTGCGACGCACCTGGGCGGTTTCCTTGACCTGCAGCGACGTGGCCCCGCGCGCGACTACCTTGACATCACCCTTGAGGTCCGGGTCGTCCAGGTAGCGCATGTTGTAGTAATACTGGCGTTCCAGCAGTTTGGTGATGACGTGGGTGTCAATGCCGCCCAGCACCTGCTTGATGATCTTGGACGCGTTGCCGATCATCATGCTCATACCCGAGGCGGTGCGCCCTGCCCCGCCGTCGCCACCCTGGAAACCAGACATGTAACGCGGGATGCCGGTGTACTCGTCGGCGAGCTGGCTGAACTTCTCGTACACCGTCATCAGCTCGGCCGCGTTGCTCTGGGGCTGGAAGAACGTGATCGGCGGCGCGGTGCCGCCCATGGGGTCGGACTCAAACTGCCAGATTTTCCACGGGAACATCNCGGTGATGTCTTCCCCGGCCGGTAGCCGGTTGGAGATCACAGCCACTTGTGGGCCAGAGGCGATGCCAAGGTTGGCAGCCAGTGCGCGCGCGGCGGCGTTGCACATGTCCTGGCAGTCATGCATCAGGTCGTAGGGTGAGTTGCCCCAGACGGAGCCTGGAATCATCTGGAATGAGTACGCGTAGTACGGGCGGCGCGCAAGGGGGTCCGCATTCAGGACAGCCTTGATGACGTACGAGCCTATCAACCACGCCTCGATCTGGTACTCCTTGGTCAGGTCGGGCACCAGCTTCTTGTCCATGCCCCAGTCCACCAGCATCTGGCCGGAGGCCGACCCCCAGTACTGCAGCGCGTCGATCAGCTCGGTAGTGGACCCAACGGACAACTGATCCTTGCCCTCTGCTGCAGCCACTTGCGAGTCGATGGTGAGCCAGTCTTTGAGCCCGGAGCGGCCGTACTCCTCGATCACCTTACGTATGGCGGCTTCGTCGTAGCCCTCCACACCAATCATCTGGTTCAAATCTTCACGGGTTAACTTGTGCTTCTCAATCAGCGGGCCCTCGCCGATATGGCGCGCCCAGGGGGCTGGGTAGATGTTGAAGGGGTCCGCGCGCTCCCACTCCAT